ATTCATCCCAAAAATCATCAATCGTTTTTTCTCTTCTACTACTATTAGTTAATGTTTTTAAGTTTTCTTCTCTATATATGGTGTGGTTGGTCAAATTTTGTCCAACTGATTGTCCAACTGATTCATTTTGGATGGTCAATTTTTGTTCAACCGGTTGGTCAATTTTTGTCCATCCGTTGATGGTGAATTTGGTGATGTTGTACGTTGACTTTTGTGATGATTTTGTAATGAATCCGCTTGACTGCAATTCCTTAATGAACCCACGGATGGTGGTTCGGGATAACCCCGTATCATTGGAAATGTCCACGGCATTCACGGGAAATTCGGTGGACCGGGATTTGTTTGCCAATTCCACCAAATACACACCGAACCCGAATCCACCCCATGAAATTTGCCGGTGATGGACCATTTGGACCAATTGTTTGGTTAATTTATACCCATTCATTGTTTTGATTTTGAAAAAAAATGGTGTGCAATTTACACACCATTTTCAAATTTGTGGATGGCCTTGAAAATTTCAAATGCAACCTGGGGAACAATTGCATTTCCGCCGGCTTTTATGGTTTCGGTTTTCCATTTTGGAATGGCAATTCCGTCCAATTCGGTGGGAATCCCATCATTTCCATCACAAACCGGGGATTCAATTGGGAACTTTTCCCACTTTGTGCAAACATGTCCGGCAAACTGTTTGTCCCATTTCGGCCGGCCATTTTCAATGTTTCCAATTTCCTGGCACCTTTGAAATCCCGTGTTGTTGGTGTGGGCAACAAACCAAACCCGGTCCCGTTTATGTGGCGCGTTGACACCGCAAGCCGGAATGACAAACGTTTGGATTTCGTATCCCAAATTTTCCAAGTCAATATGGATTTCATCGAATACCAATCCCCCGTTCCAATTAGTAATTCCGAAAACGTTTTCGCCCACAATCCAACGTGGTTGAATTTCCCGAATTGCTCGCAACATTTCGGGCCACAAATGGCGTTCATCCTCTTTTCCCATTCTTTTCCCGGCGGAACTAAATGGTTGACATGGGAACCCACCGGTGAGAATGTCAATTTTGTTTGCATATTTTTCAAAGTTAGTTTTTTTTATGTCATCAAATGATTCCGCATTTGGCCAATAATATTTCAATATTTTTTTGCCAAATTCATTCCATTCACAATGGAAAACATTTTCCCATCCCATCCATTCGGATGCCAAATCGAATCCACCAATTCCGGAAAATAGTGAACCATGTTTCATTTTAGGAACCGCACCCAAAACATTCAAAATTTGAATCATCCGGTTTTTGTGGTGGATGATTGAATTGGTAAATGGTGGTTTTGATTTGGTTGATTTCATCCCGGATGGCAAATTGTTCATCATTCATTTCACCGGTCAATTGGTTTTCCAAATAAGACATCCGCCATTTCAATGATTCGATGTCCTCTGCATGTTGTGGTTGTTTGTACTTCATTATTTTGGTTTTAATACGTTTACGGGTTGCATTCCACGGGCAATCAAATTCATGTCAACACATTTCCCGGCATCCCGTTCATTGTCGAAATTTCGGGTTGTATGTTTGCCATCAACAAAAATTGATGCTTGGTAATACCATTTTCCTTGTGAACGTACAACATAAACATGTTTATATTTTGATTTTTCGGGTTTTGTTAAAATTGCCATCAATTGAATTTTTTGTTGTTAAACTTTTGTTGCAACCGGGTTGACAAATCAACCAACATCGAATGGGATTCCGGTTGGACCAATTGGGTTTTGTGTTTATCCAAAAACAATTCAATGGTTCGGATGATTCCATCATTGTGTTTTTGGCCATTGGATTCATTGTCCAAAATCCGGTGGATGAAATCGTAATCATCCACCATTTTTTTCCATTTTGCCGTTGTCATTTCAATGTGATTTTCAATGCCGTTGTTGAACTTTTGATTGGTGGGTTGATAGTCACAATTTCCCCATCATCGGTGATGATGTTTATTGGTTCCCTCAATGACTTCAAAAACGTTTCCCGTTGCTTTTTTAATTCGGAATAGTGTTTCACCATTTCATCAAAACGTTCCCATTCCGGGCAATTGGTGGATTGGTAATCATATTTGACACCGGTTTCCACGGAATCAATCACGGCCCCAAACATTTCCGAACGTTTGCCATGCTTCATTTGTTCAACCATGGCATCATCATTGGTCATTTTGATTGCATTTTCCAACGCATCAATCACCATTTTTGCTTTGACACGGAATTCCAATGGGTTGGTCATACCCTCTTGAATGTTGAATGTCATTGCCTCGGTCAATGCATTCACGGATGATTTGCCGGAAATTGAATCCAACAATTTTTCGGTTGTGATAATCATGTCCATTGGGCATTGTTTTTGAATGTGAAATATGTGATTCGGGTTTTGTTTGGGTTATGAATCAAAGTAACAAACCCACGTTTTTCCAATGTATTCATGATTTGGGAAAAATTTGATATTTTAAACTCCCATTGCATGTCAATGATTTCCGCCAAATCCCGTTTGATGATGGTTTCAATTCCGTATTTTTCAACCAATGTTTGAATGAATTTCCGGGTTTTTGAATCCATGTGTTTGAATGGTGATGGTTTTTCAATTTCATCAAACAACCCAACCATGTTTTGTGGCAAAATTGGATTTTCTGTGAATGCAAATGGGAATTCCCCAATTTGTGTTTTCGGTATTCTGATGACTAAAAATTCACCAACAAATACCATGTCAATTTTTTTGTACTCCATTGTTTTGATTTTATTTTGTTTTCAAACTCCATTCAACACCGGTTGCAATGTAAAATTCATCCATCATGGTTTGGTCCACTTCAATGAATTCATTTGCCTTTTTCACAACATCCAATTCCCCGGCCAACCAACGTTCAATCACTTGTTTGGTCAATTCCGGTGTTGGTTTTCTTTTCACCGGTACATCATCCGTTTTTTTGGCCGTGGTTGGTTCGTTTTTGGTGTTGCCATACTTCGGGCCACCTTGGTTTGTTTTGGCCTTGGAAACCGGCGCATTTGCCGTTGTATTGCCAATGGCACCATTGCCATCATCATCCGTTTGAATAACACCAAAACATGATGCCAATGAATATCGCCGGGCATATGTCAAACCGGCCCCAAATCCGTGGGCATCGTTTTTGGTAACGGGAACCCATGTGACACCATTTGAAAATGTTTCCCCGGATTCGTGAATGATGATGGTTTCAACCCCAACAAAATTGTTTTCCCGGTGAACCCGTTGAACATATCCCAACCCGTTTTCCGCCAATGGTTTTTTGATTGCCATGGTCACGGATTCCAAATCCGCATACTTGGAACCAAAAAATGGGTTGTTTGAATCCATGATTGCCCCGGCAATGGTGGATTGTGCTTTGACCAATGATTTGGCCAATGATTTGATTGTGTTTTCCATTAAATTGTTTTTTTTGGTTTTGTAAATTTATTTGTTCAATTCTTTTTTCCAAATCAATCCAACAAAAAATGTTTGATGACTTCTAATTTGTCCGGCGAAATTACCCCATCAATGATGCATTTTCGATAGGTTGGTTGGCTTATTGGCAAATCTGCAATCCGGTAACCTTTTTTCACCCGGTTGTATTCCAAATCAATGGCCAATGCATCCGACACGTTGGGTTGAATTTTTTTCCGGCCCACCCGGATTTTGTTGATTTCTCTTTTCATTTTTTGAAATTGAATGTGATTAAAAAATTGTTTTCATTTCGGTTCAATTGGAATTCAAATGTGAATTCCGTTTCATCAATGTCCATGGTGAATTTTGGTGAATGGGCAATGGTTGTTGTGTATTCGTTGCAATATTTCAATGACCAATTCAATTCATCCAACAATGATTCATCGGAATCCCAATCAAAATGTTTTGCGATGTGGTAAATGTCCCACAACATGTGATTTGGCACCGAATCCCCATCCAATGGTTTGATGGTAAATGACCAACCGGAATCACCATCATGATGTCCAATCGAATTCAAATTTGGGATGTTCACATTATTTGTTTTCATGTCTTTTGGTTTTTTTATCTGCAATACGTTTTGAAATGTAGGCCCCAATGAAAACCATGTATATCATGGTGAATGGGTTTTTTGTGATTAGGAAAATGAACAATGTTGCCAATCCCCAAATGGTTGTTTGTGTATGGTTCATGGTTCAATCAATTTCGCAAAGTGTAACCCGGTAATCGAACCCAATTCCACCGGCCATGTCACCATCAATGTCAAGATTGTGGAAATCCGCAAATTCACGGAAATGTTGTTGGGCCATTTTTTCGGTTGGGAATGTGCGCACATCCAACGTTCGGGTTGGGAAATGCATGATTTCAATTTGTTTTTTCATGTTTTTGATTTTTGGTTTTTTTGTGCGTTGTGGATGCGCACCCCCCATGTTTTTGATTTTAAAACAAACTGCAAAATCCGTTTGATGTTGGAATGTTGTTTCTATTGCAATAAGAATAAAGGTCACCACAAAGCATGTCAAATTGGTCAAATGTGATTTCTTCATTTCTTAATGCTTTACACATTTTCAATGCATATTCAAATGCACTCAATGTGTCATCAATTTCGCAAAGGTCCAAATGAAGTTCACGAATTGTTCTTGTTTTGTTGTTTGATGTGTTTTCCATGTTTTTGTGTTTTTGATTGTTTAACTATAAAACAAAGGTAACACCCAAAATGAATTGTGCAATACTTTGCGCAAAATAAATGCAAAAAAAAATTTGTGATTTTTGCAAATTGTGGGCAAACACTATCAAAAACAAAGATTTTTCGGACAAAAAAAAATGTGGCGAATTTCACAATTGGCCACATCCAAAAAAAACTACATGAAAAACACTATCAAAACAAAAACAACGGCCATGGCAAAACCACGGCCATCAATCAAAAACAATGAATGGAATTCATCGTTTCAAATATAGTTCATTTTTTTGAATCATCAACCGCAAATTGTGATGTTCCGGCCATTATTCCGCCACATGCAATCAAATAACCGGCAACATTCACCATGGCCACGGGCAATGCCACGGGAAATGCCAAAATCATGGCACCAACCGAACCGGCAATGATTCCCATGGTTTGAACTTTTTTGAAAAATTTTGGTGTTGGTCCGTTCAAACGTTCCAAAACACCCATTTCATTTGCTTTTTTCATTTTTATTGGGTTTTGTTTCACTTATTCCACGTTTCAAATTTTTGATGATGGATTCATAAATAGAAAACCCATACAACAATTTGAATGATTCATCAATGGATTTCAATTCAACCATGGCAATAACACCAACACAAATTTTGGTGAACTCCAAATTGGTCCCAATGATGATTTTTTCCAACATGAACACCGACAAAACGGCCATGTTGTACAAAAATATTTTTGAAATTGAATGCCCCATTTTCCGGGAACTTATTTCATCCCCGTTTTTGTATGCCCTGTAAATTCCAAAAATAAAATCAACACCAATCAATGTGGACACCAACAATGCCAATGGAATTAATGGTGACAAAAATGCCACCACCCCAATCCACAAATGTATCATCCATGATTTCATGATGGTTCAATTTCAAGGTATGAAACACCACCATTGGTGGATTCCCACAAACGGCATCCAGGTTGATACAATGACATGGCATCCGCCAAATTCAAATCGTATTCGGTGGAACCATCCACCAATGTGACTGCATAAACTTTCATCATGGTTTCAAAATTTCAATAAACACCGATTCCAAAATTGCCGTGTCCGTTCCGGTTGCCTTTACAACATTGAATGAAAATGGAATTGGTTGTGTCAAATCAATTGTGTTGTTTGTCAATGTGGATGTTGTTGAACCAAAACCCGCCACACTTGTTGATGACCAAATACGCAAATTGGTTGATGATGTCACAATCATGAACATTTCACCCTGAACGTTTGTAACGGATGCCCCAAGTGATGCCACACCCAAAATGAAATTCCCGGTTATCGTGTTATTCCCAAATCTAATTCGTGGTGCTTTTGTTCCAACGTTTCCGGAAAATGAATACATGTACCCCAATCGGATGATGTCACCGGATGACAATGTGTTTGCCGGGATGGACAATGTTTGTATCACACCCTCAACACCATTGCCAAAATTCCCGGCCAATGCCGAACCGCTGAAATGTAGGGTTGGAAATGTTATTTTTGGAATCCTTGCATTTCCAAATGTTCCGGTTGTAATTTTTGATGCCGGCAAATTTGGGATATCATCACTTTGAACCGCACGGGATTCCCACAACCCGGATGTTGAATTGAAAAACAACCCATCCCGGTTGGTTGGTGTTTGTGCTGAAACATCATGCAATTCATCCAATTCATAACCATTTTGTATTGATACTTCAATGGAACCTTGGTTCACATGGACACGTGTGACAATACCAATATACACCAAATGATTTGGTGCGTATTGCTTTGTCATGGTCAATCCACCGGCCGTGGTTGAACTCAAATACAATTGTGCGCCCTCGGTGAATGCGGATGTATTCAACCCGGCCAAATCACCGGCAACAACCACGAATCCATTTTGGTTGTTTGGTATATCCGCTTGAATCAATCCAAACGTTTGTGCGGATGTTGTGTCACCGGTTGCAATGGCTTTTGATACAACGGCCTTGTTCCCGGATGCCCCGGTAATATACACGGCCGTCCCTTTTGTCAATGTTGCCCCGGTTTCATTTCGGATTTGTCGAACCAATGTTCCGGATTGACCGGCCGTTGGAAAATCGGTTGGTGTTCCGGCCCCATCCAAATATTGGGCCGTTGTTCCTGTTGGGTTGTCAAATTTTCCATCCAATGCCGTTTGCAAATCCGTTTGATTTGACAATGTCCCGGTGATTCCACCCCATGCAACACCACCACCACCACCGGATGATTTCAATTCCAAATCCCCATTGGACAAACCATCTTTCCACCAATATTCAACGGCCCCGGAACCATCATCAACAACAATGGTCAAACCAATTTCACGTTGGTCAAATGGAACATTGGTTGTTGCATCATTCACCGATTCCCACGGCCCAACACGGGCATCCAAATGGGCCGGTTTGTTCAAATTAAAATTGTCGGTCAAATTTATCATATCAATACAATGTCATTTGGGTTGTGGCGTTGGTTTGCCAATTGGAAACATAAACATCATACACAACCCCATTGTGTGTTGTTGTATCTGCTAAATTGAACAATGTTGAAATCAAACCCCGGTCAATCAATGAACGTCTCCAATTGGTCACGGAAATGGTTGATGGAATCGCAAACCATAAATACATGTTTTCCGTGGCATCCGGTTCAAATGCATCAATGTCAATTTCCATTCCGGGCCGGATGGCAATGGAATAACCATCCCAAAAATCACCAACAATTCCGGATTCATTTGCCCCGTAATAAAACACCCATGGCCCGGTCAAACTTGGAATGGCGCAAATGCTTGGACCAAATGGAATGGCCAAATTGAATTGAACCCGGCAACCGGCAACCCGGTCCGAAAATACATCATCAAAAAATGTCACGGATGGTGAACCCACCAATTCCAATTCGTAATCATTGGTAAATTTGGCAACATAATCCGTGGCCAATTGCAACATGTCCGACATGATTTCATCCGGTTGTAATTGTTGCAAATCAACACCATCCGCCGTGGTTGGACCATCCGCCAATTTTTGGAATTCCTCAACCTTGTCCATGAAAAACAAACCACAATTCAATTGGCAAAATCCGGAATTCAATGTGGCATTGTCCGGTGATGCGAAAACCAATGGATAGTATATCCGGTCAACATCTGCATCAACGAAATTCACGATTTTTGCGGAATTTGTGTCCGTTATTCGGCCGGTCCCAAACGAATTCACCAACGGATGAATCCGGGAAAATTCCAACAACGCTTTTTTCACTGAATTCCAACTTTTCATGCCACAATTTTTTTATTTTTTCTTGGTTCTTTTTATGCATACAAATCAACAATTGCACCCGTTTTCCCCCTGGAAACGTTCCTCAAACGTTTGTTTGCCCCAACAATTGTCCAACACCAATCCGGTGTTGTAATTTTCACGGGATGGGATGATGTCATCAATGGAATTGTTTGCGTTGTACAATGGATAATTTGAAACATTTGCCACAATGAACAACGTTAAACGTTCGGAATACCATTGTGCCTTGTTTTTGAAATAATCCATTTGTTTTTGCAATTCGGACATGGATGCCATGGTGTTGTTTTCCGATTGGCCACGTTCAACATTTTTGTTGACATACCGAAATGACAAAATCATTGGTGATTCCGCCATGACCCACATTTTCAATGCCGGTTGGATGTATTCAAACAACAATGTTTGGTTTTCATTTGACAAATTCCCATCAATGATTTGTTGTCCGATTTCATCGTACAAATCGGAACCGATGATGGGTTGGATTTGCATTTCTTGACACATCATGACCAATGGTCGCAACTTGACCATGGAAACGTTTTCATTGATGAACGTTCCATTTTTCAAATCCGTTTCCGTAATAAACAACGCTTTGTCCATCTTTTTATCAATTACGCTTTTTCACTAATGTTTGAACCCAAATGTGACGGCATGATGGCCGTGTCAATCCGGTTTTTTTGTCGGTGTAAAATCCACCCCGGCGTTCCCATACCGAATACCCCATCTTTGCGGAAATTTGGTTGATTTCCTCACGTGTGTAATACCGATTTTTTTCAATCATGTATTGGCAAAATTTACGGGATGTTTCCAACAATTTTGGCCCGTATTCCGGCAACACATCGTATTTGTACCGGATTTCCAACATTTGTGTCATGTCCTTGGATTTAATCCACTCTTTTGCCGGTTCCCCAATTTCTTTCAATGTCCCGGTCACTTTGATGGAACCATTTTCAATCAATGCGGAAATGCGTTCGGCAACCAAATCAATGTCCAACCCCAATTCGGTTGCAATGGCATCCGATGAAATGTTTGGGTTTTTGTCTATTTTCTTGACAATTTGTTTGTCAATGTCTTCATACTCCGATTTGAATTCGTTTTCTTTTAATTCAAAACCATATCGCATTGGCCGTGATTTCAATAATTCAAAACCCGATTGGCATTCACCATGGTTTTCAAATTCTGCAATTAACAAATCATCATCATCCATGGATGAAAACGTTTGTTGTGTTGGTGCCAATCCAACCAATGAACGTATTTCCCCATCGGTCAATTTTTCCAACACCTTATTGGCAACCAATGGTGACAATGATTGGATGGAATCGGTGGTTTTTGGAACTTCAATTGTGTCATCCGGCAATCCCATCATGGCACGTAATTCCCCACGGGATGCAATTTGCAACAACGTTGTTTCACTTAATTGTTCCTTGATTGGTTCGGTTGGGATGATTTCCAACACATTCCCAAAACCATTGAATGACAATAAATAATTGTATGAACGGATTTGTTCATTTGCTCGGTCCTTTACATACACCGATTTGAACAATTCATAAGATTCAACCAATTCCGAACGGCCACCCAATTGGCCGGATTCCTTAATACCGAATAACATTCCGGATGTCACCCGGTGCGCCGTGAAAATTTCTTGTTGGATGGATTCATTAAGGATGTCAAATTGTTTGTCAAGGTCATTCGCTTGAACCGGAATCAATTTCATCCCGTATTCGGCCCCATCGGTGAATTCAACCATGATACGTTCACCATCATCCCCACCAAATTTGGATTTGACTTTGCGTTCGATTTCACGTTGTTTTTCGATGGATGGAACTCCGTTGTTGAATTGGAAAACGAATCCACCCAAAAACCCATTCCGCAAATTTTGAACGTGGAAATTGGCAATCCTGGAATCACTTTCAATATATGCCATGGCCCCGAAATATTCCGGGATTGGGTAATGATAACAATTCGGTGAATAAGTCACCACATAAAAAATTTGTTTTCCCAATCTTTGTTCCGGGTTGAATCGGTCATAAATTTCCAAATCTTTGGGTTTCCGGTTGCCATCCCACAATTTTGAACGGCCAATTTTTTTGCCATCCACCGACACACGGCATTCATGGAATGGAACGTGGGAAATGGATGAAATTTTGCCACCCAATGACCAAACAATTTCCAATGCATAACCATTGAAAATTTCATTGTCCATGATGGTTTTGCGCAACACATCATTCATTGAATCAAATGGGTTTGGATTCTCCATGAAATCCCCCAATTGCCCAACCATTTCATCGGTCAATTTGTTTGTGTCGTATGTGAACCCCCCACCGAAAATGTAATTGACTTTCCCATTGATGATGGCATTGTGTTTGGCGGAACGTTGGTACATTTCCAACAAATACATTGGGAATTTGTTGTCCTCACCATACACCACAAAATCATTGCCGGTCACAACCTTGAAAACGGGCATGGCCAATTCAAATTTCATTTGTGTCCGATTGGACACGGCCGGTGATGTTACAATGGCATATTCACTTCGTTCATTTTTCATATTGATGGCTCAAAATATGTGATTGGATTTTCAATTGTGAAATCCGTTGATTCATTTGTCAAAACTTGATACAATCCGCATTCAATCATTCGTGTAATTTCCGGCGAATCAACCGATGTTGCACCGGTTTCACCCTCGTAAAGGGAATACCGACATTGGCCAATGGGAATGTTTGGGATTGAAACATCAAACCCATCCCACCGGTCGGTGTATGTTGACACGTTTGCAGATTTTGGGAATGACAAAAAAAATGATTCATTGGTTGAAATATGTTCAATCAACAAATACAAATAATTTCCACTCACCATGTTTTCCGTGGCCGTGAAAAACAAACGTTGGGTTTCTCCGGAATTCAACAATTGCATGAAAACAAATGCACAAAAAATCAAATTGTGCCAAATAAAAAAACCGGCCCAAAATTGGAACCGGTTTTGTTGAAATATGTTGTGAAAAATTAGGTTGGAATGGAACCGGTCAACATGTATGGTGGTTGTGTTTCCAATGATGTGAATGTTAAATTTTGTCCATTCAAATCACCCATTGCCGTTCCGGAAACCGCCGTACCGGTTGTGGCAAAACATCCGTTTTCAAAACCCAAAACAAATTTGTTTCCTAATCGGTCCAAAACCACAATGGCAAAACGGCCTTTTGTCAAAACCATGAATTGATTTCGGGCCGTGGTTGATAAACGTGGCAATGCAATCACCAATTCGGTTTGATAGAATGTGGATTGATTTTCAATGGATGAATTTGCCGTGGTGGTGAAATTCCCCGTTTGTGGTGGTAACTCGAATGCAAAAAAATCACCGGCATCAACGTTGGCAATTACGCCACCGGTTGGTGTATCGTATGTGATGGATGTGAAATCCGCAATGTACACGGCCTTAATTCCACCTACGGATTCTTTACAATCTAACGTGTATCCGCTTGTTATTGAACAACTCATTTTTTTATCTTTTTATTTGGTGGAAAAAATGGTGGTGGATTTTACCCCACCACCATGGTCAATTTATGCAATCATGAAACGGCCCACTTGGTCGGTGAATGCAACTTGTACACCGGCTTTGAATTCACACATG